CAATGAGAGTCGAATCGAGAATAAACATCTCGGTCGGGGTCTGCATCGGGTTCTTTTGGTCTTTGCGCCACCACAGGGTGAACGCCTCGCCCAAGAGATCGTGCCACATCAACCACTGATACCAAAACTCGTATTGGCTTTGGAATTGGTTGGGGTTCTGCAAAAGCGTCAGGACTTGCTGCGCTTTGGTCTTGTTTCGGGTGCTGACCCGCGAATCCTTGACGGCATCCACCACGGTGCCATCGTCCAATTCGCACATGATGCGAATGGGCAACTGCGCCAAAGCCCGCGCTTTAGCCCCGACCGCAGCCATCACGGTGCCGTTTCGAGAGAGCGTAGAGATGTCAACAATGCGCCCTGCGTCTGTTGTCGCGCTTGTGGTGACATACAGAATCTGCGTGTTGACCGTGGGCCGGCGGTTGTCGCCCTGATAGACAACATTGTTGCCAAGTGCAGTTTGGCCGAAGAGCGTATTAGCCGAGTTGTCGGCTACTTTCTTCTTGAAAATGTCAAAGATTTTCATGTTTGGCCCCCATTTCCCGCCACTTTACCACTCTAGCGTGCGGAAGCCAAACGAATCGGCGGTGTAAACATTGTCCAAGTGGCAATGAACCGCCATGATCATGGCAATGATGCCGTCAATCTTTGCCGAAGGATCGGCTGCGTTCTTGCGAACCTTCACATTGGCGTTGATGTCCACGAAGCATTCGCAGTTCCCCAGTTGCCATCCAACAAAGGGATTACCCGAATGCTTGATGCCCCGCCGCAAAATCAACTGCTCAGTCGTTTTTGAGGGGTTAGACAGAACTGCCATGCCCTGCCCGACCTTCTTAACCGGCAAGCCCTTGCCGTAAAGATTCGCCACAAGAGCCGCTGCGTTGTAAGGGTCGTACGCAATTTCCTTAATCTCGTACTTCTCTGCCTGTAGGGAAATGTAGGCTTCGACTTCGTTGAGGTCAACCACATTGCCTTGGGTCAGCTTGAGAATCCCACTTTGGCGGGCTTGGTCAAAGATTGACAGGTAGTGATTAGGAACAAGGTCGAGGGATTCTTCGGGCAGGAAGAATTGGAACTCTGCGTAGAAATCCTCTTCCCCGTAGCGATGCAGGGTGCAGACGGCATTAAGGTCGCGGGAATGCGCCAAGTCAAACGCCATGAAGGTCGATTCGGGTTTGTCCTCGGGCATCGGGGCAACTGACTCATCCCAGTGCTTGCGGTCCACCCAAGCCGCATTGGCCGACACATACACATTCAGTTGCTTGCACAAAAACTCGTTGAGGCTTGCCGGTTTAGCCGAAGCCTCGTCTGCCATGTGCTGAATATGCTCGGTCGTGACCGAAATGCCGAGCATGGGATTGGCCTTGCCCCAAGTGGACTGATCCCGCCAGTTGTCGCCCTGATCAATGGAATAGCAAAGCCCGAACCACTTGCCGGTGTCAGCCACATCCCCCCGGAGCAGGCTGCGAAAGTAAGTCAGGTCTTCAAAGAACTTGGTTTCGCGGGTGAAAGAAGCCGTGGTCATGTAGACCCGCAGCGGGTTCTTCCGCGCCCCCATACCCGAGTGCAGCACCTCAATCGAGGATCGCTGGGTAATCTGCGCCGCCTCGTCTATCAGGGCGCAAGAGGGGTTCTTGCCGTCACCCGTCTTGCGGTTTTCCCGGCTCAGTGCCCGGTAGGTCGAGGTGGAGTCGCCCTGCTTTTTAATCTCGCTGCGGAAGGTAATGAACTTCGCCGCCAGTGCCTGATCCATCGATTCAACAATGGCTTTGGACGAATCAAAGCAGATGCTTGCCTGCTCGCGGTTTGTCGCAAGCGTAAAGACTTCCGCGCCTGCTTCGCCGAACATGAGTTCGTACAGGGCTACGATTGAGGCGAGTGTAGTCTTTCCCGACTTGCGGGGGACAAACAAAATGACATCGGTGACCCACCGCCGGGAATGGTCTGCCCTATCCCTAAACCCGTAAATGCCCGCCAAGAACAGGACTTGGAACGGCTGCAACCCTATAGGCTTGCCCGCATCCGGTCCCTTCACATGACGGCAAAACGCAACGAATTTGAGGATGTGTTCGGCTTTGGACGGCACGAATTCGTAAGGCGCATCCTTACGCTCTGCCATGTCCAAGAATCGCTGACAGGCTAACCGGACATCCTCACAGGCGGCAATGTCGCCCCGAGTCACCGAGGCGGCATATTGGAACGCCGAGTCAAGCAGCGGCGAATAGCTCATCAACTTCGGTCGGCTTGTTTACCTTCTTCGGGCGACCACGGGCAACCAAGCCCATTTCCCCGAGCATCTTGATAATCTTGTCGATTGACTCGTTGCGGAGTTTGACCCAACCCGAGGTGCCAACCCCGGCTGCGTACTGACTGATGTAGCCCTCTTCGTTGATGTGCTGTTGAGCCGTCATCAGCGATTCCATCGTGACGATCATGGCCGCAATCAGCGTTTCGTCACTTGCCGAGATTGACCCGTAAGTATTCTCCAACTCGTCCCGAATCAGAGTTTCAAAAACGGTCGCGTCCCATGTGGCCGGGTTCTTAAAAAACCCAATAATGTGCCGAGGGGGGCTTCGGAATTTGGTGCTTGGCATAGGGGAATTCCCTTTCTTCTCTTGTCGTGATTCTCTTACTTTAACAAATAGGGTTCAAGTTAGCTTTCGCAGAAAGCTGACGCCGCGCTTGCACTTTAATGCACCCCGGATTTTTTAGTTTCTCGCGGGTTTTCCCTAGCCCCCGACCGCGCTCGGCCAATCGGCCTCTGTGAGCGTTTTTTCCCCGTCGATGTAGCAGAGGTATTCCCCGCGCTGCTCTCGGGCCGTCTTAAGGCTGTGGTGGCCTCTACAGAGGCTTTGGAATAGGTTGAACCTGAATGCCCGTTCCCCGAACTGCCGCCAAGGGAACACATGGTCAACCGCGTGGGCCTGCTCCACCTTGCCTTCGACTAAGCAGGCTTGGCAAAGAGGGTATCGGCTAAGTTGCGCCGCCCTAATCTGCTTCCATGCCTTTGTGTTGTATACCGAGTCGTAATCCCGGCTTAGGCTTTCCCGTCCCCCGTGCGCGAGGCAGAAACTGTTGAGCTTGCTGCGCTCGGCTTTGCATCCGAGGTGGGAGCATTTGCGGTTGAAGGGTGCGGTTGGAATGGTGCCTCCCTGTATCCACTAGCGTATGCCGCCCGTGCCACTGCAAGAGCCTTGGCCTTGGACGGGAATGGGCCTTTGCTGCCCCACATCCATCCCGCTTTGGTCTTGGTCAGGGGCATGGTTAGGCGAGGAAGCGCAACTTATAGAGCGTGCCATTGATGAGGTTGGCGATGTTGTCGACCTCGTTCTGCAGTTCCTGATCCTGCGGGAAGCCGGAAGCACGACGCAGGGTTTCAACCTCGACCTTCAGCATTTCGAGGTATGCGGTCGGGTCAGAGCCGGGTAGCTTGTAGTCGGCTACGAAGTCGTGCAGCAGCCCGTACTTGCCTTGGAAGGCTTCAACGAATGCGTCCAGAAGGTCGGGCAGTTCTTCGTAGAAAGAGCCAAGCGCCTGATGCTCGGCATAGCTGCGGGTCGTCCAGTGCAGGATGTGGGCGTTTGAGGCAGCGTGGAGCAGGTGCATGGTGAAAGCCATCACCGGGTCGTTTTGCTCAACTTGCTCTTTGACTGAAAAGCGCATGGTGCCCCCTGTGGATAACTAAGGGCATTTTGCCCCTCTTTATCTACTACTACAACCTAAGAACCCTCTTTGGTGAACCTTGGAGCAAAGCGGAGCCTAACCGTAGGCAACCTACAGTTCGCTCCGCTTGCGATAAGCACCCTCTTCGGAGCCACCTCATCGCTTCGCGTTGCCTAGACTTGCGCTAACCACCCGGCTCTAGGCTTAGCCCACCGCCCCCGCTTTGGCTTGCTCGTGTAGCGAGGTATCCGAAGCCTGACCACCGACGTACCGCATCAGGCTCGGCCAAAAACAAAAACCCCTAGAAGATGCTCTGCGGTCTTGGCTCTTGGCGAGAGCAGCAGCGAGGCGATTGAATATGTCCAAAAGACTCGCTCGCTACCTTGCAAGACCGCACAGCACCCTACGGGGTTCTGAGACATATTCAAAGCCTAGATGCCACTCTAGACAAGGCGCAATTCTGCCGTTGATCCGCGTTGCTTGCACGCAAAAAAAGGGCAAAACCTAGGGTTTTCACCGTGTTGTGACTGTGTGGTGCGGGTAGGATTCACACATCGCAACAACGCGATGCCTACATCAAACGGAGCTACACGATGAAGATCGGAACCCAAACCAACAGCCTGATCAACCACATCTACAGCCGCGCTGTGATCGGTCAACCCGAGCCGGTCGTCGGCATGGGTGCCACGATGCTGCATTGGACTGACCGTACCCCCGGCACCATCTTCCGCGTCTTTGCGGTCGGCAAGTCCACCTTTGTTGAGGTGCGCGAAGACAACAAGACCCGCACTGATGACAACGGCATGAGCGATGCCCGATCGTATTCGTTCAAGACCAATGTTAACGGCCATGCCCGCACCTTCAAGCGCAAGGCCAATGGTCAGTGGGTTCAGGTCTACAAGAGCAATGACACCGGGCGTTGGTTGCAGTCTGACGGATGCGGCCTTCGCATCGGTGAGCGCAGCGCCTACTACGACTTCTCCTTCTAACCAACCCGCCCCCTTCGGGGGGCATCTTTGAAAGACAAGACATGAAACAAAAACTCATTGACATAGCCTTCGCCATCATCACCGGCTTGATTGGCTGCGCCTTCCTTCTTCATGCGCTTGGTGCGCTTTGGGAGTAAGCATGAAAGACGATGGTGAATACCGCGTAGAAGTTAAGGTCAGGAACAACCTGATCTTGAGCGCAATGGAAGCTGCGGGCTACAAGAACGTCAATCAGTTGTGTGTAGCGGGCGGCTTCGCCCCTACGCATATCGGCGCGTTTGTGAACATGAAGTGGTCGCCATTGGCTGCTGATGGCGACTTGACCCCAACAGCAAAGCGTCTGTGCGACTTTCTTGGCGTGCTGCCTGAAGACCTTTGGACGCCTGAGCAACTGATGTTTGTGCTGCCTGACAACAAGTCGCACTTTAACGTCGGGCATCGCGCCATGATGGAGATGCTTGCGCGTCACACGGGTGAGTTGTTAGAGCAGCCTGACATTGATGCAAACATTGAGAGCGATGATCGTAAGCGCATCATTTCAGAGATGCTCGACACGTTGTCGCCCACTGAAGCAAAAGTGTTGCGCCTGCGGTTTGGCATTGACTCGCCCGACGAGCAAACGCTTCCTCAGATTGCCGAGCTTTATCAACGCAGCAATGAGCGCATCAGGCAAATTGAGATGAAAGCCATCAGGCGGTTGGGTGACAAGATACGCGGCCCAAAGCTAAAGCCTTATGCCCAAGTGCAGCCAAAGGTTGACTTTGACGCCATCAAGAAAGCGCACGAGCTTGCCAAGATGACACCGGACGAACGTGCTGAGTTGGAAGCTAAACAGAAATCACAGGAGCAAGAAAATGACACAACAAGACAAGTCTGATTGGGGATTGGCCGATGAGGTCTATGAAGAATTCCGCATCGCGCATCCCGAGCTTTTTATGGGCGGTGGAAAGTGGGGCTTTCACAACTTCCTGCGCTACGCACGGGATCAGCTTGTGGCAGGCGATGCGATCCGCAAGGTCAAGGGTAAGCATTGGATTGCTAACCGCAAAACGTTCAATCAAGTCGCATTTGAAGTCGTGACAGTTGGCTACGACAAAGCCATAAGCGATGGAGTTGACGAATGAGATGGCTTACCGATTGGCTTGCTGCTGCATGGGCACTTGCCATCTTGCTTGTGATCTTTCTCGGGCCTTTTGTGTTGGTTGGGATGTTGGTCACCTACCTGTGGGGGATGCTATGAGCGAACCCGTGATGTGGACAACGATAAAGGGCAAGGAAGGTCTTGTGCCGCTTTATACCGAACCACAACAGCGCAAGCCGCTGACTGAGCATCAAATTGAATTGCTTGCAGTTAAACACGCGCCCCCGATTGACCCTGCGTTTGCAGAGCATGACGACTTCATTGAGTTTGCCCGCGCCATCGAACGCGCACACGGGATCGGGGTTGAACAATGATCGCCCTTCCTGAATGGATCGACCCGGAGGCTTGGGAAGGCTTCTGCGAGATGCGGAAGGCGATGAAGAAAATTCCCTTTACCGACCGCGCACAAAAGATGGTGCTCAAGTCTCTGTACGACCTACGCGCTGCCGGACATGACCCGAATGCTTCCCTCGACCAATCAACGCTGATGGGTTGGCGCGATGTGTTCCCCCCACGAGCCAAGGAAATCCCCGTGATCAAGTCGCAGGCCGACGAGACTGCCCGATACCTTGCCGAGCAGGAAAGACACCGTAGAGAGTCTAAAAACAGCCCTGCGCGTATCGCAGCCCTTCAAGCAATCCGACGAGTCCAATGATCAAAGTCAACGCCATGAATCAAGAAACACTTGTCAAACTTTTTTCCGGGTTTACTTACGACGCAACAACTGGGTACATCTATGGCCGCAGCGGTCGTGTTGTTGGGTGTAAGTACGCGGTCGGCTATTTGGTATGCAGCGCACGCACGCAGCAAGGAATAGTCCGAGAGTACGCGCATCGTCTTGCGTTTGCTCTGTCAGGGTTGCCTGTGCCTGATTTGGTTGACCATATAAACGGGGACAAAACAGATAACCGCTTGATCAATTTGCGGCCAAGCAGCAAGAGGCTAAATGCTCAAAACGTAAGCCGCCCTAGGTCAGACAGCAAAACACAAGTGCGCGGGGTGTACACAAACAAGCGAACGGGCAAGTTTGTTGCAGAGATCAGAACGCCAAGCGGCAAGCGTTATCTTGGCGAATACGCAACGATTGAAGCCGCATCAGAGGCATATCAAAAAGCAAAGAAAGAACATCATGCCCACGCCCCCCAGTAAGCAGAAAAAGCGCGTTGTTAAGACAAATGCCATCATGCAGGCCAACCTCATCAAGCTGCTGTTAGATGGCACGCATACCTGTAAAGAGTTGGCAGAAGCCGTGGGTGCCCACTATGTCACCGTGCTGCATTACTGCCGGGAGCTTCATAAGGCCGGTGCTGCACACATCCATATGTGGGAGAAAGACAGCCGAGGCAGGGACTTGCTCAAGGTCTACAAGTTGGGACACGGCAAGGATGCCAAGCGCCGAAAGATGAGTTCGGCAGAGCGTCAGCAGAAATACCGAGACAAGAAGAAGCACGCTCAGATGGTGCAAGTGACCACCGGAAACGGTGAATACGAACCCCGAGCCAATGGTCGGATTGGTTATAAGGTGGCATCGTGATTTCCTGCATGGGCGGGTGGTGCGACCGCAGAGAAAAGTGCCTGTACTACCAATACCCTTCTATCAACCATGTCGAGCGACTATGTGAGGACGGCAGCTATGACGCATTTGTATCGAGAGTTTCACTTGCGCGACCTGAACGTGTGGAACGTCTTTGTGGCCTTCGTGGGGTCGAACGCGAAAGCAATGGCCGACGCGGGGACTCCCCTGCGGCTTATCGTTACTACCGCCGAGACAAAGAGGAATAGCGAACAGAACAAAAGGTATTGGGGACTTGTCCTAAAGACCATTGCAGCGACCGCTTGGGTGCAGGGCAAGCAACACTCAGCCGATGTGTGGCACGAGTTCTTCGCTAGGAAGTTTGGCGTCTGTGAGGATGTGACCCTGCCCGATGGAGAGGTGGTCAGTCGCCGTAGAAGCACGACAGACATGAGCGTATCGGAGTTCACTACCTACATGAATGAAGTCGAGTCCTACGCCGTGCAGAGCTTGGGGGTGGTCTTTGAATAAATTTCCGTATGTGCGTAGCAAGCGCATCCTTGAGTTCTGCCGCACGGTGCCTTGTCAGTCGTGCGGGGTGTCGGACGGCACTGTGGTCGCAGCGCACTCCAACCAAAGCATTCACGGCAAAGGCATGGGCATCAAGGCTTCAGACCAATTTGTAGCTGCGATGTGCCGCGCTTGCCATTACGAAATCGACCAAGGCAGAGCGTCTTTCGAGGGCAAGCTAATGATTTGGAATGCAGCGCATGAGCGAACCAAGACCCTTCTCAAACGCGCAGGACTGTGGCCCGATGAGCAACCCTGAAGAACTATTCGCTTTGCACCTTCGCGCCATGCGGGTCATGCCCCCGGTGCGGGAGTACAAGTTCCATCCCAAGCGCCGGTGGAGGCTCGACTTCGCGTGGCCTGATGACCTGATCGCCGTCGAGATTGAAGGTGGCGTGTGGACGGGTGGGAGGCATACCACAGGCGTGGGCTTCACCCTTGACTGCGAGAAGTACGCCGAAGCGATCTGCCGGGGTTGGACGATCCTGCGGGTCACGAGTGGACAGGTCAGCAACGGACAAGCGATTGATTGGCTTACTAGGGTTTTCACCCTTAAAACACGCTAACATCTGACGACAATAGAGCTTTTACGGGACTAAATGATGACGCTCTCACCTAACAAACAAAAGAACCCCCTTGGTTGGCCTTTCGGAGCCTTACCACCCAAGGTGCTGTCGCGCCTGCTTGCCGAGCAGAAACGCGACAAACTTGCCAAGGCTCCACCCTCTCCCTTCTAAGTGAAAGACAAGACATGAAACAGATAGCACAAGCCTTCGTAAAGGCGCAAAAGGCATTCGCCCCTGCGCTCAAGACTTCCTCAAACCCTCACTTTAAAAGCCGATACGCCGACCTTGCCGCCTGCGTCGAGGCAGTCATTGATGCGCTGAATGCAAACGGCATCGCCCTGATTCAGCAGACGCACGAATGCACCGATGGCGTGATTGTGGAAACGTCTTTGCTGCATGAGTCGGGTGAGGTGATCAGTGGGGGCAAGCTCCATGTACCCGCCGCTAAGCAAGACCCGCAGGGCTATGGCTCGGCTTTGACCTATGCCCGCCGGTACTCGCTCATGGCGACCTGTGGCATCGCACCGGAAGACGACGACGGGAATGCCGCTTCTAAGCGTCCTGACCCCGATTACGCCGCTTTTGAGCGTCAGTGGCTCCCTATGCTTCAGGATGCCGCAATGGAAGGCGTAGCGGCCCTAAATAAGCAGTTTGCGGCCATGCCCAACACGGGACAGAAGCGAGCTTTGTGGGCGGCGCATGGGCCTTCCCTTAAGAATGCAGCAGAGAAGGCGGGCACATGAGCGAAATCCAATCAGACATTGACCTTCTTTGGATGGTCAACAGCGCAGACATTGACGCCTTGGAAGATGCGCGAATGACCTTGCAATCAATCAAGGAAGCAGACCCCGGCACCTACGATGAAATCATTGATCAGTCGCTGTCTTTGATCATGAAGGCGTTGAGCATGACGCCGGGTGGTGCGATTGAAAGAATTGTTGAAAAACTAAATGCAACGGAGGAAACATTGAAATGAACAAGCCCAAAGCAATAAGGATGGACATTACTGATCCGACTAAGAACAAAAACGACAAGTATTTGATCACGGTCAAGGTCACGAACACATCCAAGACGCCAGTCGCCAAGTTGGAGTGTTACGGGTCTTACGACAAGACAACCGTGGATGCAATTTTGAATTTGATGGGGGTCAAGTGATGAAAAACAAAGAAGCAAAAGCCTTGGAAAAGGAATACAACGAAACGATTGAACGTGGTCGTGAGTTGTGGGAGCAGATTCAGCCAATGGCTGACAGATGCAATGCGATCCTAAAAGAACTGCGGGATGCAAAAGTGCCATTCGATGAAATCGTTTTGATCTTTGGCGGTGAATTGCAAGTGGAAACATCAGGCGGTGATGACAATGAGGTGTGGCAATGATGGAACAGAAATCACCTGAATGGTTCGCCGCCCGTCTAGGCAAGGCCACGGCATCTCGAATTGCCGATGTGATGGCAAAGACAAAGACAGGCTATGGGGCGTCGCGGGAGAACTACCTGATGGAGCTTGCCTTAGAGCGAATCACCAATGCTCAAGCGCCGTCGTTTATGAACGCCGCGATGCAGTGGGGCGTTGATCAGGAACCCGCAGCCCGGTCAGCGTATGAGTCCACAACAGGGAACTTCGTGACCGAGGTGGGGATGATTGAGCATCCGACGATCCCCATGTCCGGCGCATCGCCTGACGGGTTTGTCGGGGAGGATGGGCTGATTGAGATCAAGTGCCCCGAGTCCAAGCAGCACCTGAAGAACCTATCCACTCGCAAGCCTGACACGAAGTACGTCTATCAGATGCAATGGCAGATGGCCTGCACGGGCAGGTCATGGTGCGACTTCGTGAGCTATGACCCGAGATTCCCTGACCACCTTCAACTGATGATTGTCAGGGTTGACCGCGATGACGCACTGATCGCAGAGATTGAGAAGGAAGTGCGTTTGTTTCTAGATGAAGTGACCAAGATGGTCGAAAGGATTTCACAATGATGAAGCTAATTGGAGTCGGTCGCATTGGTCGGGATGTGGAACTTCGCTACACCGGGGGTGGTGAGCCGGTCGCCAACATCTCTCTTGCGTGGAATTACGGCATGAAGGATCAAACCGGCAAGATGCCTTCACAGTGGGTAGACGCGACGTTGTTTGGAAAACGCGCTGAGTCGCTTGCGCCGTATCTCAAAAAAGGCGTGACGCTATTTGTTGATTTGAAAGATGTCCATGTGAAGACCTTTAAGGGCAACGACGGCAATCAAAAGAGCAGCTTGACCGGCATTGTGGACAGCGTTGCCTTTGCCGGGGACAGACTTAAAGAGTCGCCCCCATCCGCGTCGGGTCGCCGCCATGACCCCGACAATAACCCTGAAA